GTGCTTTTTTGCATAGTAAGTTATTTTAAATGGTTTATTCATTTTTTTAATTACCTCTTTATTTGCTTTCATATTGGGATAATCCCATAATATTGTGGCAAGAATAAGGCAAAACCAAAATAAATATTTTTTTATTTGACCCATTTTGAACACTTTAATGGATTGACATATCCCAGCTAATCCTATATAATAGGGGTGGGAGGTCGGGAATAATATATCCAACCTATGCAACTCCAGGTTGTATCGCAAATTAAATTTTATGTTTGACATTGGGAACATATAGGAGTAAAAAACAAAGTATCAACAGAAAGGTATAAAATGAAACAAGTAAAAATAAAACTTAACGCCGACAAGCGGAAAGTAATTGCAGATCAATTCCAGTCTTTTTACGAGGATAAGGTAAAAGACAAATTGAATTTAGCAAAAGAAATTTACGACAAATTAAGAGTTCAGGCAAAAGAACGAATTGAAAAAGTCGTAAGAGATAAACAACCTCAAGAGGATATAGACACAATCAGAGCCATGCGAAATAAATACGACAGGGCAGGAGGTGAATTGTACGAGGATAATTGTTTTTATGTTGAAAAACCAGTCATCAAGTTTGATGATGATGGCAGGGAGTATCACTCTAAAGATGAAATTAATGTGCGATTTGATATGGGTCGAAACTTTGCAAGGGCATATTATCGAGATGAGATGAAAGCAAAAGGATTAAATCCTGACTATCAGTTATCACTCAATGATGATTATTCAAAAAGAAATCCAAAATATTATGCAGATGAAACTGCAGTTGAAAGATATTTAGGTGAAAGAACATCATCAAATGATGACAAGTCCATAACTACACCCAAAGCAAAATGGGAAAATGATTTTAAACTTTGGGTAGTCGGTTCAAGTTATTGTCATTCAAGACAATTTAAAGTTGATGAAAATGACTATAACTTTTTTAAAACTTATGTGCAGTCAGCAAATGAAGTTATAAAAACACATCAAGAAATATATAACTATGTTGCAAAGAAAATGGAGTTGATTAATAAAGGTTTGAAATCATATAGAACATTTGACCAAGCAAAACAATTAGCAGATAAAGTTGGAGTTGTTTTAAATGATACAATGTTAAATGAAAGTAGTTCAATGGCGCTTTCAGTTTATAACCCTGACAATCTTGCAAGTATGTTAGAGGATAAAGTAGAACCAACCAAGGAGGAAAAAATATTAATAGCTAAAAAATTATTAGCCGAGCAACAGGCATCAATAAATTAATTACCCTTGGCGCAACGCCCATCAAGGCGTTGCGCTTTTAATAGAGGTACCAGCATCACTTCCAATTTTAAAAATTTTTAAAAAAAGTTTTTTGTAAAAAAGTAAAGGGGTCCCACAACCTACGCTAGAAATGCTGGATTTTTAAATAGATAGTGGTAAAATACTTTGCAAGTTTTCAAAATACTTGTAAAAAAATTTTGCAAAAAATTTTTATGAATGAAAAATTTATACAGAACCTAGATAAACTCCCTGCAGATGTCAGAAGAGAGTTTGCCCTATTAGCCAATCAATATGGTGAGAAAAAGAAAAATCAATCTATACGAAGTGATTTTCTAACTTTCGTTAAATATGTTTGGCCTGATTTTATTGAGGGTAAACATCACAAAGAAATAGCAGAAAAATTTAATAAACTTGCATCTGGTGAAATCAAAAGATTAATTATTAATATGCCACCAAGGCATACTAAATCAGAATTTGGATCATACCTTTTACCTGCATGGATGGTAGGTCGAAATCCAAAATTAAAAATTATCCAATCCACTAACACGACTGAATTATCGGTGCGGTTTGGTCGTAAAGCTAAAGCTCTAATTGATTCTTCCGAGTATCAAAAAGTGTTTAATACAAAACTCCGAGAAGATTCACAAGCTGCCGGCAAGTGGGAAACCGCCCAAGGAGGTGAGTATTATGCAGCGGGTGTGGGTTCGGCAATAACAGGAAGAGGTGCAGATCTTTTAATTATTGACGACCCACATTCTGAACAAGATGTTATGAACTCACAAGCTTTGGAGCGAACCTACGACTGGTATACATCAGGACCAAGACAACGTCTTCAACCTGGTGGTTCCATTATTGTAATCATGACCCGTTGGAGTGAAAAAGATTTGACAGGCAGATTGCTAAACGCACAAAAAGAAATTAAAGCAGATCAATGGGAGATAATAGAATTCCCTGCCATCATGCCATCAGGTCAACCAGTATGGCCAGAGTATTGGAAGATAGAAGATCTACAGTCTGTAAAAGCGTCTATACCTCTAACTAAATGGAATGCTCAATACATGCAGAATCCAACTTCTGAAGAAGGAGCTTTAATTAAAAGAGAATGGTGGCGTGATTGGGAGAAAGACGAATTACCAACTTTAGAACATGTAATTCAATCTTACGATACAGCTTTTATGAAAAAACAAAGTGCTGACTATTCTGCCATTACAACTTGGGGAATATTTAGACCTGATGAAGATAGTCCACCTAATTTAATTTTATTAGATGCAGTCAAAGAAAGATACGAGTTTCCTGAACTAAGACGTATCGCTTTAGAGCAATACGGCTACTGGAATCCAGAAACAGTTATTATCGAGGGTAAGGCATCTGGACTTCCTTTAACTTATGAGTTGCGCAAGATGGGAATTCCTGTTATAAATTTTACACCTAGTAAAGGCAACGATAAGCATACTAGAGTAAACGCAGTATCTCCGCTCTTTGAGTCGGGACTGATATGGGCGCCCAAAGAAATGGAGTTCGCACAGGAAGTTATCGAGGAATGCGCAGCTTTTCCTTACGGTGATCACGATGACTTAGTAGACTCTATGACCCAGGCTGTGATGAGATTTAGACAAGGTGGTCTAATTCAACACCCTGAAGATTACCAGGAAGAAAAACAACCACCTAAACAAAGGACATATTACTAATGGAATTTGAAACATACGCAGATGTAATAGACTCGTACGAGATCAGTAATGATAAACTTCGAGGTGTATCCTTGACTGATTACATTAAAAACAATAATATAAGAATTAAGGAAATCGAAATGGATCCTTTAGGGGATCTTAAAGACACTTTAGGAAGTAGACCAATGGAAAAAGAAGGCATCATGCAAGTAGCATCCAGAAACATGGATGTTAACATACAAGAAGTTGTAAAAGAATTTATCAGAAAAAGAGGTCGAAGACCAAAAAGTTTAGAAGAAATAAAAGAATTTTTCATGAATGAAATGGGAACTGCTAGAAGACCTGATGTTAGAAGAGTATCTTACGAGCCAGGAAAATATAGTGATGACGAAATAGAGATGTATGAAAATTACAAATACAATATGAACGAACAAATGCCTGGTATGCCTATCATGGAAATCGATGAGTTTTTAAGAATGGAATATGGTCAAGGCAGAGCTGGCGTTGCCTCTGGAGGATTACCGAGCATATTAGGAGTTTAAATTGAAACTCCATCATTATAACGAAGCTTACGCACATATGGTCAGACGAGCAAAGTTTGCTAACGGCACACCTAAACCTTTACCAAAACCTGAACGAAATTTTCAAGATAAATTAAATACATTAAGAAAAGCTTCAAGAGGCCTGGACCCTGAATCTACACTCCGTCTTTTCGATTATTTTATTAAAGAAGCTTTAGCCAAAGGACAACTAACCGAGCAACAAGCATCAGGAATCTATCAATCACTACCACAAACAGAGATCAAAGAATCTATTGAGTCTTTTCAAAGAGAAAATTTTTCAGATGGAGGTATGGATTTTTCAGGTCTATCCGTTCCACAATTAAGATTATTATATAAAAGATACACAGGAGTTGATGGTCCTAGTGATTCTAGACAATTAATTAGAGAACTAAAAAGATTAATCAAAGGTCTTGATGAGGATGGTATACCTTTTAGTGAAGGTGGACGTGCAGGTTATCAAGACGGACTATCAGTTCAAACTTTAGATCCAAGATTTCCTACTAAAGATCCTACATCAACAGGATTTAAACCATTAGATATACCCGCAGCTGCACTACCTCCATTAGCAATTGGTGCAGGCGTAAAAAGAATTAAAGATACATTTTTTAGTAAAGAAGAAGATGAAGATAAAAAAGAAATTGTTCCTTCTGACGATAAAAATAATCTTAATCTTAAACGTGGTGATGATCCAGGTGATCCTGATCCTTTAGATGAAATTACGCAACGTCTTCTTATTGAAGAAGCAGTTAACAGACTTAAGAAAAAAGAAATGAACCCTGAAAAAAGAGATGCCAGAACTGCACTCGCAAGAAATCTTGATTTACCTGTAACTCGAAGTGGTATGCTTGAAATTAGAAAAGGTGATTACTTTAACAAAAGATTAGAGACGTTAAAAGAAAAAGGTGTAAACTTTGATGGATATTATAGTGTGCCAGAAATAGCTAACTTGTTAGGCACAAAATCAACTTCAGGTATAAATAGTTATATAATGGATAATAATATACCTACAGTCAAAAAAGGTTTATTTAAAGTTGTTAAATTAAATGATTTTTTAGATATTTATCAAGGCACTAAAAAACGTGTGGATCTTACACCACCATTAACATTACAAAATTTAGCTAGAAAAGATTTTTTAGATGAAGATAATAGAAGCCAACTTTTTGAAAGATTTAAAAGAATTAAATTTGGAACAGATTTAAAAGATCCAACTAAAGAAATACCAGCTGAAATTAGAACGATTTATAACAAGTATGATTTATCTAAAATAGAAGGTGGTCATCCTTTCCCCGTAGAATTTTTTACAAAAAAATTTGGTAAAAAAGGAACATTAAAAAAAGAAAGACAATTTGATTGGATTTATAGAAATAGGGATAAATTATTTAACCCAAATGATTTAGTCCTTCAAAGTAAAGATATTAATCAATCAGGTGGACCTTTTTATAATGCCATTGGAAAATTAAAACCATTATACGAAGAATTAGGTCAATACGTTGATAAGTATGAAGGGAAAGGCGCAGTTAAAAATAAAGAAGATGTTGAAAAAATTTCTAAATTAAATTTAGAAATTATGAAAATTATTGGAAACTCAAAAGATGAAGTTCAAAAATTTATTGAAGATAACCCTGATTCTAAACTAACTATACCTAAAATGAAAACAGGAGGATTGCACGGAGCAATATTTGATTATGAAACTGGTGAGGTTGCATTATATGCACCCGATAAACAAGTTCTTTTTGAATCTGGTGCAATAGGAGATGAACCACAAGATCAAAAATTAAAAATAGCTGAAGGATTTTTAGATGTATTAAATCAAGTGGTCGATGATAAAAAAGACCTAGCAAAACTATTAGATTATTTTGAGGGAAAGATGTTACCACGATTTCAAAAAGGAGGACCAGTATATGGCAAATACGCGGGACAAATTGCAAAGCTACCCTAAAACCCATTTGTTGCCACCCAAATCTGGGCCAACACCACAGGGGTTGAATATTAATTATAATACTGTTAAAACAGTCAAATTGGAGAAAATAAATGGCAGACAAAATAGACAAGTCCCTGACTCAAGGTCCAAGGGATAGTGTTACAATTCCTAGCGAAGAAGAGCTAACAGAAAAAATTCAAGAAGTTGCTATTGAAGAGCAACAACAAAAAGGTCCAGTTGAAATAGAAGAAGCAGAAGACGGATCAGTAACAGTTGACTTTGATCCAAACGCAGCATCACCAGAAGGTGGTGATGAACATTACGCAAATTTAGCAGAATTTTTAACAGATGAAATTTTAGGAGAGTTAGGTTCTACCTTGACACAGAACTATAACGACTATAATGCTTCTAGAAAAGATTGGGAACAATCTTACGCAAAAGGTTTAGACCTGTTAGGATTTAAATATGACATGCGAACGGAACCATTTCAAGGTGCCTCGGGGGCGACTCATCCGGTTTTGGCTGAAGCTGTTACACAGTTTCAGGCTCTCGCTTATAAAGAGTTACTCCCGGCTAATGGACCAGTCAGAACGCAAGTAGTTGGTGCGCCTTCTCCAGAAAAAGCGCAACAAGCAGAGCGTGTTAAAAATTACATGAATTACGAGCTCATGGAAAAAATGAAAGACTATGAGCCCGACTTTGATCAAATGCTTTTCTACCTTCCTCTGGCAGGTTCAGCGTTTAAAAAAGTTTATTACGATGAACTTGAAGGAAGAGCTGTATCAAAGTTTGTTCCGGCAGATGATTTGATTGTCCCTTATTCGGCTACCTCATTAGACGATGCGGAGGCAATCATTCACCGGATTAAAGTTTCAAAAAACGATTTACGAAAACAACAAGTTGCAGGTTTTTATTTAGATGTAGAATTAGGTACACCTGGTTATCAAGAAAACGATTTAGAAAAAAAAGAAAGAGAATTAGAAGGCACTAAAAAAACTAACGACGAAGATATTTATACTTTGTTAGAGTGTCATGTTAATTTAGATTTAGAGGGTTTTGAACATACTGATGATCAAGGTCAACCATCAGGAATAAAAATTCCATACATAGTAACTGTAGAATTAGCTACAAGACAAGTTTTAGCTATCAGAAGAAATTACGAAATTGGAGATCCGAAGAAAACAAAGATCCCTTATTTTACCCACTTTAAATTTTTACCTGGGTTAGGTTTCTATGGCTTCGGTCTCA